TAATTTCTCTTTGTTCATCAGGAATGGGGCTGCTCGTTATCGGAATTGGGATTGTAGGATTGATTTTTTCAATCATAGGATTTATGGAACGCAAGTAAAATAACTTCCAGTTGTGCGCCCAGCTAAGGGTGTGTAGTCAAGCCGGTGGGATTCCGGTTTATCCAAGGTTTAGCCAACCAGATAATAGCGAGTCTTGGGATGATGCCGGTAACGGCATCTGACAAGCGTAGACAGCAAGAAAGCAGGGTTGAATAGTGATTGAGCTTCGAAACGTTAACTTCAGTCGGTCGACGTCTTAACTGGTGCGGAAGACAATATCATGTAATGCGATATGGCGAGTATTATGTGGCACTGCGGAGTCAGAGAACCAATCATGTTTTACATTGTGAATACACATCAACTGGGGAGAACCTGCCATTTCTCGAAGAAGAGTATGAAGTTGCAACTGAAAACGGAGGATTTCAAATGAATGGTAGGTGGTCGGACAATCCCATAGTACTGTAGAAATCGGGCAATGCCGATGGAGGGAAGGGGATTGCATAGTAAAGGTCTTACTGAGGACACATTATCCGTACTCAGGGACGGAGGAAATAATGGAAACGAAATTAGTAAGAATTGTGAGGCTTGCAATACAGAAAACGGTGTTAAATTCTTCTTCACGATTTAGCGGACAATCAGCGGCAGGTGAACAACCTGCCGCTTTTTTTAACTACACATAAATCACAAACTAATCCCAAAGGTATCCCAAAATGCTTTGCTATACTTGGGGTACATTCAAAGAAAGGATTGGTAAACACTATGAGAAGAATGGCATTATGCGCTGCGTCCATGCTCTTGTTAGGCTGTTTGGCTGGATGCAGTACGACACCACAGAACAGCCAGGAACAAGGTAATCCCGTTATCAAGGAAGAAATCAGTCAACCTCTTGGCGGTTCTGAGGCGCTGGGAAACAGCGAGGACAGCTCGGCACTCTCCGCCGCAGACAAAGAAAAAATGTTTGCACCTTATGAACAATACGGGATGACCTATGACGCGGTCAAAGATGAACTTACCTATAACGGGAATTTGGTTCGCTGGTTTGAGGACTATTATCCCATCAGTAACAACGAAACCGCCGGTATTGATTTTCTAAATGAGAACGGCACAGTAGATGTGTATGCTGTACGGGATTTAGAGAGCTTTTCAAAAGCGGCTGACGGCTCCGTTGATCCGGCGGGTAAACTGATTGGCTTAAAAGAGTTTACCCAGCAGGAATTTGACGCACGGGATATTGAGGCGTTGAAAAACAGCACATCCGTTGCTATGGCAGGAACGCCGCTTGAAGATAGCGAAACTGCAAAGCTCGTTGCAGAGTATGAGGCATTTGGAGTAACCTATGATGCCGAAAAAGATCAGTGGTATTTCAATGGTGAGGAAGTCCGCTATTTCCGGGATGTTCTCACTTCTAATGGTGAAAGCCTCACCAGCGGAAAATTCCAAGGCGAAATGAGAACGCTTGGAAGTGGTGTTGGCACAATAGACATTTATACCGTTCGTGATTACGGCCACTTGAACAGCGAACATCACGGAACATTAACTGGCATCGAGAAATACAGTCAAGAGGAGTTTGACGAGCATACACAGGCCGGAATATCTGGAAACCAATCCATAGGTAATGCAAGCCATAACTAAACAAAGCATTTAACTGCCGCACGACGGCAAAAGAAAAAAAGCCGTCGTACAGCAGCCTATCAATACGCCTATTTGAAACGGCGGCTCAATTTTCAGAGCCGCCGTTTCTCTTTGGATATTCAGTAACCCCACGGCGGCCCATAGGAGGGTGTCGCCGTGTCCATCTTACTTTCTCACAATTCCCATGACCTTCACCAGCTAAAAAAAGCGTAGCTCCCCCTCCGGGACAGTCTGACTATGAAGGTACAATATATCAGTACAATTATGATAATGTAATTTCATGCGTCTGCATAGCGTCTTGCTGTGCGGGCGCTTTTTTGTACTTCGAGACAAATTGTCCCGAGGTGCGGGGCGGCTCCCCGGGATGCCGCTCCCCACCGAGCCCCGTTTCGGTCACTCATCCACCCAACACCGAAACGGAGGTTTATTTATGACTACAATCAATCTGAAGGATTTTTATTATTGGTACACACAGGATCAGTTTATTGAGGTTTCTGACGAGGTAGCCGAAGTGTTTGTGTCCGATGCCCGGCACGAAATGGCCTACCAGCGGCGGCTCTCCCGGCACAAGGCGCAGTATTCTTTGGACTGCGATGACGGGATTGAGTATTCCGCTTGCCTGCATGAGCCGACCCCGCAGGAGCTCCTTGAACGGATGGAAACCTTTCTTCGTCTGTGGAACGCTCTCAATTCTCTGCCGGAGATCCAGGGCCGCAGAATTGACGCACATATTATTCTTGGCAAGTCGATTAAAGAAATTGCCAAGGCCGAGGGCGTACATGAGGAGTCTATTCGCCAGTCGATCAAGCGTGGCCTTGAACGCATGAAAAAAACTTTTTGATTTTTTCATCTTAACCCACTTGGAATTGATGAAAAAATGTCTCGGTTTATGAGAGGAGGTTTTCTTCCTAACGCAAGGGAATAACGGCAACCCTGAATAAGTACGGGGAGCCAGACGGTGGGTGCGCGGTGACATCTCCCAAAAGAGATTGAGCGAACAACACCAACACTGTAAATGGGCCCGGCCATCCCAGGGCCATGATCCGGCGCTGAACGGACTGGCTGCCTGTTCCTCCGGGCTTGTCGCTTTACTTGCGTTGAGAGCGCCGCACAGAAAATAAAGATTGTCTTTGGACAGGTCAAGTAAATATGTGCGGCGCTCTCTAATATTCAAAAGCTATAATAAACCTCGAGACAAAGTGTCCCAAGGTGGAGTAAGGCAATAGGCCAGCATCCCGGTGGTGCTGGCCTGTTGCGTTTCCCCAGCAAACAGCGGGAGGCGTTCTATCAATCTGCGAAGGAGGTTTACCGTGAAATTAACTACACAGGAACTTGAACAAATGAGAAGCGTTGACATTGGCGCGGTGGCTGCCGAGTCCCTGCCTGATGTGAGCGGTATGACCTTTGACAATGCGCTTTCCCGAAAGGAGCGCATCTCTCGATTTTTGCAGACTGTCAAAAATCCATACTGCTTTTGCATCGGTGGTGTTGGCGTGAAAATTGAATTTGCTGAAAGCGGGCCATCTCTCCAAGATAAGCTGACGGATTTCCTGCTGCGGCAAAGAAGCGGGCTGTAACTTCGGTTACAGCTCGTTTTGCTTCTTCGAGACAAAGTGTCCCGAAGCGGAGGCATCCTTGTTGTCCTCCCCGGACAGAGTTATAATATAAGTGTAATGTGATAGGGAAGGAGGAACAATGGCACGAGCAAAAGACAGAGGGTATCAGCAGAGTTTCTCTCCCTCTTACACAATCCGCCGCTGGCGGCTGGGCATCTATATCCGGCTTTCAAAGGAAGATTTGAAAAAAGGAAAAGACGATAGCAACAGCGTAAAGAACCAGCGTGACCTACTGAATGATTTTTACCGACGCAACATTGACGAGTTTGAAAGCATCACGGAATATGTGGATGATGGTCATACTGGAACGGACGCCAACCGTGAAGATTTTCAACGGCTCTTGGCGGATGTCATGAGTGGTAAAATCAACTGCGTTATAGTAAAAGACCTGTCCCGCTTCGCACGAAATTATAGCGATGCCGGAAGTTTGATCGACAACCTGTTTGTTCAAATGGGTGTTCGCTTTATCAGCCTTGCTGAGAATGTGGACAGCTACAAGAACCCCGACAGCGTTTCAAATATCATCGTTCCCATTACAAATGTGATGAACGATAATTACTGCTATCAGACTTCCAAAAAGATCCGGCAGGTATTTGATTACAAACGGCGCAACGGCCAGTATATCGGAGCATTTGCTCCTTACGGCTATGCAAAGCACCCAAAGGACAAGCACAGGCTGATTGTTGATCCCGATGCTGCTGAAAATGTCAAACTCATTTTCACAATGCTTATTCAAGGGTCATCAAAACGTGCTATCGCGTTGTACCTGAACGAACACGGCGTACCGAGCCCCTCGGCTTACAAGGTACAAAAGGGCTTGCCTGTTTCGACAAGAGGGTATGACGATCCTATGTGGGGAGCCCGCATGATCCACTCCATTCTTACCAATCCGACCTACACCGGGGACTTGGCCCAAGGCCGGAGCCGGGTGAAAAGCTACAAGGTACACCAGATTGAAGCGGTTCCCCGTGAGGAATGGGTGGAAGTGGCTGGAACGCATGAGGCCATTATCGACTATGAAACTTTCGATAAGGTACAGGCTCTCTTACAGCGTGATACCCGTACTTCCCCGAAAGGCCGTGAGGTACATTTATTCAGCGGCTTTCTGAAATGTGCCGATTGCGGGCGGGCCATTACCCGATGCGTTGGCAAGAACAACAATGTATATTATTCTTGCTCAACCTACAAGAACCGTTCCCGGACAGCCTGCACCATGCACTCAATCAAGCATGAACGGCTGGAGGCTGCTGTTTTGTTCGCTGTACAGCATCAGGTACATTTGGCTGTTTCCTACTCGGAAATCGTCACGCAGATCAATTCCGCTCCAATCAAAAAAAGCCAGTCTTACCGACTGGACGATCTGATAGCTGCAAAAGAGCGGGAACTGACAAAGATAACACGCTACAAGCAATCTCTTTATCAGGACTGGAAAGACGGTGAAATCACCCAGCAGGAATACCGGGATATGAAGGCCGACTATGAACGGCAGACTTCTGATATTTCCGCAGTGCTCACCCGGCTGAACGCTGAACGCGCAGAACTGGCAAACGGTGTGGACAACGAGCATCCTGCACTGGTAGCCTTTATGAAGTATCAGAACATTGAAGCCCTCAACCGTGAAATCTTGGTTGAGCTTGTGGACTATATCAAGGTCTATGAAAACGGCAATATCAGCGTGAAATTCAAATTCGCTGACGAGCTCCGCAAGATTGCCGAGTACATTGAAATCAACACTACGGAAGATACCGCAGTAGCGGGCTAACCCCCGCTACAAATCCCTTTGACAGTGTGTTTTCCTAATAGGCGCTAATCATATGAAAAAAGCCCCTCGGATCATAGACCCGAGAGGCTATAGGTGCTCCAGCATAATCCATTATACCGGCTGAGTCTCTATACTACAATTTCGTTTGGCTCTCAATTTCCTCCCGATTTCCTATCATGTTTTCTCTCATCTGACTGCCACATTGTCTCTCATTTGTCTCTCACGAGACTTCCACCTGAGCGGTGACGCTACCGCTTTGTTGCAGGTGCTCCCTGATGATCAGATCGGGGATTACAACACACCAGAGGTTTGCTGCATAGGCACGGATAGCGGGCTTGATGTGCCGATAGTATGTAGATGAGGAGATTCCAAGGTTGAGATATGCTTCCTCATTTGAGGTGCAGTAGACATCAAAGTACCTTGCCTGAAGAATGTTGAAATAGGTGCCTCCATTGGGCGGTGTGTCCTTCACGAGCACCAGGGCATCCTCCATAACGGACAGAAGCTGCATGGAGTGGCCCATCTCGGCAAGGCGATCGGCGATGCGTTTCCGGTCAGTGTCACGGTCATAGTCGATGGCCAGATTGATGAAGTCGGAGATGCTTTGCCGTCTACCTTCATAGCACTCTTCTTCCATCTCACCGATGCGAGAGGCAGTCCTTCGAACGGCGGGGCCGTAAATCTGGAGCAGCGCCAAGGTCTTATCAATATCCTCCTCGGTGAGGGTACTGGTGATGTCAAAGGTTTTCAAGTAGTTCTGGAATTTACTCATTATTTGTCCTTTCTGCCAGGCCTCTTTAATGGTAAAAGTTGAAGGAGCCAAGAACTTTGGCATAGGCCTTGGACTTATTGTGGAGGATGCGCTTTTCGCCGTCCGCCTTGACTTTACGATCTTTCAGGTAGAGATAGAGTGCGAAGGCTCCATTTTCCTTCACGACGATCAAGTCACCGTCATTGATCTCGGCTGCCCTCTGACAGAACAACACGCTGCCGGTGGAAATGCCGTGCTCCTGATAGCGATACCCTTCGGCCATAATGCAAAAACACTTTTTAGGAGTCAGACCAGAAAATCCGTCGATCTGGATGGAGCCATAGCCATTGCTCAAAACGGGGTGTCTGGCATGAGTCGTTTCAACTGCTGCGTTTATAGTCAATACCTCCTCAGTGATACATAACAGAGGGCATCTTGTATTCAACCTCCCGATGGGCAGGCATCTTCAGCCCCGTGGTGAGTGCGGCGAAATTGATCATACCGAGCCCATAGCGATGGCGGATATCTTCCACGGTGCGTTCCAAAGTTAAACGCTTATTATGCTTCTCAAAATCAGACCAGAGATCGAGCTGGATTGGTGTATCCGAGGGAATCAGGTCGATCGCGCTAATCGTCAGAGATCGAACATCCGCATTCCATGGATAACGCCGGCAGAACAGATTAAAGCCAGCCGCAGCAATCTCTGTATAACTTTGAGTTGGGAATTCCAGCTTCCCCTGATACTCTCTCTGAGACAGTGTGTTGTCGCGAATACTGATGCGGATCCGCGTGGCAGCCAGCTTGCTTTTCCGCAGCTTTGCGCCCACTTCCTGTGAGAGCTCCATCAGAACATGTCGAACCTCTTCATTTGTACGCAGGTCTGCTGTGCAGGTGATTCCGTGTCCCACGCTCTTGATGGGGATTTCGTAGTCGCATGGCATAACGCGCGATTGATCCAGTCCATTGGCAGACACCCACAGCTTTTCACCATTGACGCCAAGCCTGCGAATTAGCATTGCCCGATCCGCTTGGGCCAGATCTCCGATGGTACGGATCCCGTAGAGCCGAAGCTTTTCCGTCGTTGCTCGCCCCACATAGAGCAGGTCTGAAACGGGGAGCGGCCAGATTTGATCTTTGAAGGATTCCCGCGTTATGACAGTTATGGCATCTGGCTTCTTCATGTCTGAGCCGAGTTTCGCAAAAATCTTATTGAAGCTGACGCCAATGGAAACGGTGAGTCCGACTTCTTCTTTCACAGTAGTCCGAATCTCGTTGGCGATTTCAAGCGGAGTTTTCTGCTGGAGAAGCGGAGACCCAGTCAGTTCAATCCAGCTCTCATCAATGCCAAATGACTCGACTTCCGGAGAGTATCGCAAATAGATAGAGCGGACAATTTTGGAGAATTTCAGATATTGATCCATATGCGGTTCTACAATCGTCAGTTGCGGACACTTCTGGCGTGCCTCCCAAATCACTTCACCTGTCTTCACCCCACATTGCTTTGCCAATTGGTTCTTCGCAAGAACGATCCCATGTCGATCCTCTGTGCTGCCGCAAACCGCAATGTACTTTCCACGCAATTCCGGATGCAGCATACATTCAATACTCGCATAGCAGTTGTTGAGGTCACTATGCAATACAACTCGGCCTTCCATATTCGGCATACCTCCTGTCCATAACCTTGAAGAAATAGTTCCATCAAGTTCCTAAAAGTTCCTATTGACAAGTTCCAGTTCGCAGAATATAATGAGGATAAAGTTCCAACCGAGTTCTATTAAGTTCCAATAAGTTCTAACAACAAAATAGCAGGTCAGGAAATGGTTTGTCAATAGAACTTTCAAAAACTTTCCAAACCTGCGAGAGGAGACGGTTATGAAGACGACTGGTGAAAAGATTCGAGAGAGCCGCACGCATCTGGGCCTTACGCAAACAGAACTGGCCGATAAGATTGGTGTCACGCTGCGCACGATTACCAAATACGAAAAACAAGGTGTAATGCCTCGCGGTGTAAATCTTCAGAAGTTGGCAGAGGTGCTGGGTGTTTCCACGGCATATCTAAGCAACGATGAGATCGTAGATCCCAACTATGGACTTGAAGAGGCACCATACATCGAGAGCGCAAGAGCAGCCTATGGCCGTAAAGGAGCAACTGATGTAGAGCAGCTGCTGACACAAACGCGTGCTCTCTTTGCTGGTGGAGATGTCCCTGAGCAGGATAAGGAGCTTTTCTTCCAAGCAGTCACTGAGGCGTATTTTGCTAATAAGCAGCGAGCCAGCGAGAAGTTCACCCGTAAAGACTACAAAAAGTAAGCAGGAATATTCTGAGTGTACGGATTTTTGGACAACCCTTGTGGTACTGTCAGGCTGTATAATAGAAAACTACTTTCTGAAGTGAGGCGAGTGGATTGCTGACGATGACGATTAGGCAGGAAGTAAGTCGATTGAAAATGAAATATCAGACAGATGACCCGTATGAGATCTGCGAGTATTTGGATATCCAGGTGATGGATCGTCCAATGGGAAAGAGTCCCCGTTCCTGCAAGGGCTTTTTCCTGGTTTCTTCTCGGTGCAAACTGATTGTAATCAACAGTGATTTGCCCGACAGCATTCAACGGATCATCATTGCGCACGAGCTGGGGCATGCAGTCCTCCACAGCGATTCTGCCATTAACACCTTCCATGAGTTTGCGATGTTTGAGGATACAAATCGAATGGAGTATGAGGCAAATGTGTTTGCTGCGGAGTTCATGCTCAGCGATGACACCGTCTTAGAAGCGCTGGAGATGCAAATGGACTTTTATCAGACAGCGAAGTGTTTGTATGTGCCACCTGAGTTACTGGACTTCAAGCTACGGATTCTACAATGCCAAGGTGTAAGAATCATAGCTCCGTATATCGCGCACGGGGATTTCCTCAAGCGAGATCTGGAGCAGCCGTTGAGTTAAGTATGCTGCCAGGTGAGGCTTATAAGGTCTATGTGAGCGTTTTTGTAGAGCATCGTTCGGATGGGACAATGCTGCCTAGGGAAATCATCTGGGAGGATGGCCAGAAATATGAAATAGACCGCGTGATCGATATTCGCCCAGCCTATGCTGCAAAAGCCGGCGGGCAAGGCGATCGTTACACCATCCAAGTCAATGGTGCAAGAACATATCTCTATTTTGAACGATCCACCAATCTAACGGGTAATACGATAGGCCGTTGGTTTGTGGAACGAAAGGTGCCATTGAGGGATCTACTTTAGAGCCCATGACATTGGAGAAACTTGTGAGGAGGGAAAAAATGTATAGCGCTGCATTACAGAGGTACTATAACGAGCACGAGCATTTGCCATACACCTTTTATGCTCAACCAAAACGCTTCACCCAGTATGCGATAGAAAAGAGAGGCGAGCTTTTGGCAACAGCGTATAACTATATGGAGCCGGATGCGAAAGGCACAAGAGACTTCGTTGAATATTCTTCTGCCGACTTTACTGTAACGGATTTCCATTCTGCTGACCGAGTCTGCGTGGTTATGAGGCTTCCGGAACCTACAATGCCATTGCACTGTAAGATGATCGGCTGCTCCGTCAAGTTCGATGGCAGTTGCCCCGTATGGCGTACAGTCGAGTTGACGGAGCAGGGTAGCTTTCTCCTATGTGGCTGGAATGCGGATCATACGCATATGGTAATTAGTGAGGTGGGTGCAGAAACGGAAGAATGTGTTCGACGAATGACAGAGGAATTGAGCTTTCCAATTATGATTGATATAAAATCATTCAAGCTGTAACCCCAATTATGTGCGACAAACATGAAAAGGAGGAGACGCATCTGATGCGTCTCCTCCTTCTTGTAGTGGCATGGCACTACCAACTCGTCTATTTACTTGCCGAACGCTCTCCACAGGAATGTGACGATCTGCGCGCGGGTGCAGTCATTGCCCGGTGCAAAGGCTGTCTCGTTCACGCCCGTGGTCACACCGTTCATGTAGCACCACGCCACCGATTCATACGCCCATTCGGGCACATCGGTGAACGGCAGGTGGAACATCCACGCGCCCGTGAAGCCCTTGCCCTGCGCCTGAGCGCAGCGGTAGATCATGGCCGCAGCCTGCGCGCGGGTGCAGACGCTGTCTGTGCCGAAGGTCGTCTCTGTCAGGCCGGTGACGATGCCGGTGCTCGCCGCCCAGCGGACTGCCTCGGCATAATATGCGCCCTCGTCCACATCGGTAAACGGCATCAGGTAATTCACCACGGGGGAACCCGCCGCGCGCCAGAGGAAGGTCACGATCTGAGCGCGGGTGCAGGGCTGGTTCGGTGCAAAGAGACTATTGCCAACGCCGCCGGTGATGCCGTTCTCCGCCGCCCACTTGACAGCCTCGTAGTAATAGGCGTCGTTGGGTACGTCGTAGAAGAAGTTGAGAACGCTGTTGTCCTCCATGAAGGTCGCCTTGATCTCCACCTTGCTCGCAGGCATGGTGAATGTGTATTTCCCATTGCCCTTGTCGGTGAGCTTGAGGTCATTGCCGTTCTTATCGGTGACGGAAATGGTTTCCAGCACATAGCCGCTGTCGGGTTTCACCGTGATCGTCACGGTGCTGCCCGCAGAGGCGTTCTTCGGGCTGACCGTCACGGTGCCATTCTCGGTCTTGCTGGGGACGGTGATAGGATAGCTGGACGAGCCACCGGAGCTGCCGCCATTGTAGCGCCAGTGTGCCGTATATCTACGCTCGCCGGTGCTGCCCTTCGGGATGGTGACGGTCATATTGTTCTCGCCGTCAAGCCCCGTGCCGCTCCAGCCGGTGAAGGTGTAGCCGGGGCGTGTGGGATTCTTGAGGGTAAAGGTATCCATCTCGACGGTGTAGGTGTCGGGGTTGCCCTCCACAGTGCCGCCGGCCAAATCATAGGTGATCGTGTACTGATTGATCTCCCACTTCGCCCAATATTCCTTGTTGCCCGTTTCGGTGCTGCTGATCGCCGTCACAGGATTGCCGGTCAGATTTTCGTTGTCATACCAGCCCTTGAAGGTGTACCCGGTGCGCGTCACATCTGTCGGGAGTGTTGCGCCCACGCCGTAGGTGTATTCGGTGACATTGCCGCTGTTGATGGTGCCGCCGTTGGGGTGCAGTGTTACGGCATAGGTCGGGACTGTCCACTGTACCGTCAGGGTCGTCACATCAGCCGGAACACTGTCGCCGGGTTCGTAGGAATTGCCATTGCCGTCAAGCCACATAAAGTAACTGCCCGTATCTCCATCGGGGCGGGTCAAACCGCCGGACATGGGAGCGGTAAATGTGCTGCCGTTTTTCACGATGATGTGAATAGCATCGGAGCTGCCGCCCAGCTTGCCGCCGCCAAGGTCAAGGGTAACGACCTTCAGTCCGTCAGAGCCCAGTGTGTCAGGGTTCAGGACTTCAAGGACGGGGCGGAAGCCGTAGCGCGCGTTCCGACGGGACGAGGCATCCCAACCGTAGCCGCGGGCCGAGTTGTACCCGCGAAACGCGCGGGACGACGCGTCGACAGAAACAGTATCCTGTCCCCACGAATACATTTCATTCCAGTTTTGGATATATCCGCTGTCCTTATTCAGCATCGTGTCCCATTCGTTGCTTTGGGGCACGCCGCGTTCGGAATTGCCCGAACCTGTATAGTTACTTCCCACAGACGGTGCGCGCAGGGTATAGTCCACGCCGCCTGCGGCATAGTCCTTGCCGAAAATCAGACCTGCGGTATTCAGGTCATCCCAGCTTACCGTATGCGTTACGGCATAGTCCGCCACAAACAGGCTGTGGGGATATTTGTTCTGCTCTGCATACTCCTCGGTGGTTGCCATCTCCGACATGAGCTTGTAGGCGTCCACCGTACCCACATAGGTGAAAGGCACATAGTGCAGGGTGCTGTCCGGCAGATCGCCGTTTACCTTGCCGGGAATATTCATCGCCGAAAGGTCAAAATAATATCTGCCGCCGGGGGTGAGGAAAAACTGTTCTGATAAAGCAAACTGCGCCGTGAGCTTGGTAACGTCCGCCGGAACACTGGCACCGGGCGCGTAGAGCTTGCCGTCGCTGCCAAGCCACATAAAGTAACTGCCCGTATCTCCGTCCGGGCGGTTCAGACCGTCGGACGCGGGCGCGGTAAACTCGCTGCCGGTTTTCACGATGATTTGAATATCCTCGGAGCTATTACCCAGCGTGCCGCCGCCAAGGTCAAGGGTAACGACCTTCAGTCCGCCAGAACCCAGTGTGTCAGAGTTCAGGACTTCAAGCACGGGGCGGAAACCGACGTCCGGGCCGGAGTACGCAGCATTGATGCCGATCCAGCCGCGGGCCGAATTGTCCCCGCGAACCGCACGGTACGACGCGGAAATGGAATGAGTATCCTGCCCCCACGAATGCATATAGATCCCGTTTTTGATATATCCGCTGTCTTTGTCCAGTATCCTATCCCATTCGTTGCTTAGGGGCGTGCCGCGTGTTGAATCACCTGAGCCTGTATAGCTACTTCCCACAGACGGTGCGCGCAGGGTATAGTCCACGCCGCCGCTGGCATAATTTTTGCCGAAAATCAGACTCGCAGTATCTAAGTTATTCCAGTTTACCTTATGCGTTACGGCATAGTCCGCCACAAACAGGCTGTGGGCGTAAGGCTTTACTGTATCATCAGTGCTTACACCTTCAGAGTTGCGGGAATAGGCGTTCACCGTTCCGGCATAAGTAAAGGGAACATAGTGCAGCGACGTATCCGGCAAAGAAGCCGCACCATCTGAGTTTCCGCTGTTTGCTGTGCCGGGAATGCTCGCGCCGAAGAGGTCAAAGTAATAGGTGCCGCCGGGGGTGAGGGAAAACTGTTCTGATAAAGCAAACTGCGCCGTGAGATTGGTAACGTCCGCCGGAACGTTGTCGCCGGGCGCGTAGAGCTTGCCGTCGCTGCCAAACCACATGAAGTAGCTGCCTGTATTTCCGTCCGGGCGGGTCAGGCCGTCGGACGCAGGCGCGGCAAAGCTCTCGCTGCTTTTCACAATAATTTGAATAGCCTCGGAGCTACCACCCAGCTTGCCGCCGCCAAGGTCAAGGGTAACGGCTTTCAGCCCGTCAGGGCCCAGCGTGCCGGGGTTCAGGACTTCAAAAGGACGGGGCGGAAACCGAGGCGCGAGGAGGAATGCCCAGCAGCGCTGTAGACCCAGCGGCGGGCCGAAGAGTACCCACGAACCCCACGGGTCGACGTTAAAGAGAGATTAGTATCCTGTCCCCACGAAGACGTCTCACTCCAGTTTTTGATATATCCGTTGCCCTTGTCCAGTATTCTGTCCCATTCGTTGCTTTGGGGCGTGCCGCGTTTGGACTCGCCCGAACTTGTAGACTTACTTCCCACGGACGGTGCACGCAGCGTATAGTCCACGCCGCCTGCGGCATAGTCCTTGCCGAAAATCAGACCTGCGCCATTCAGGGCATCCCAGCTTACATCATTTGTTACGGCAAAATCCGCAATGAACAGGCTGTGGTCGTATTTGTTCTGCTCTGCATACTCCTCGGTGGTTGCCATTGCTGATGTGAGCTTGTAGGCGTTCACCGTTCCTGCGTAGGTAAAGGGAACATAGTGCAGCGACGCATCCGGCAGGCTGCCGTTAGCCGTGCCGGGAATGTTCTCGCCGGAGAGGTCAAAGTAATACGTGCCGCCGGGAGCGAGGGAAAACTGCTCGTCAGGCGAATCATTAGCTAATAGCATTGGCGCAGCCAGCGCCCCCAATGCAGCGGCAGCTTCCGCATACCGGGTCATATCCAGCTCATCGATTTCCTCGTCGGAGAGCTTCTCCTTCGCCTCGTCGATGGCGTCAAGCTGCGCCTTGACTTCTTCGGCGTTATCTTCAGTGATTTCTTCTGCGTTCGGTAAACCGTCGATCATGGCCTGTACCTGATCTGCGGCACTCAGCTCTGTGGGACCATTCGGATCATCGGCTCTCTCGGTGCTGCCGTTTTCGCCGATTCGGTCCTCAACAGGGATGTATTGACCGCAGTTCTGCGGTATGGCATTCTCCGCTCCACAGACAGGGCATTCCTTGTTCATGTTGTCCGTCGTGCAGGCCGTTTCACAGCTGCATGGGGAAACATCTTCTCCTCTTTTCTCGTCATCTGCGAATGCTGTTGTGGGGATCAGGGTCAAGCACAGAGCAAATGCGGCAAGTAAGCTAAAGAATCTTTTATTCATCGTGATCCCTCCATGATGAAAGTCATTTGGTTCCTCCTTTGGAGGAACCAAGGGGATATCCCCTTGCCTAAATTTATTTTTCCGTCAGGGCTTCAAAGCCCTTTTCCGCCTGTTGGACGGTCTTTTGGATGATGCTTGCTGCCATCGCGTGCAAATCCAACTGCAAAACGGCTGCTGTGATCGCCGCCCGCTTCTCCTTCGGTACGTCATAGAGCTTCAATGAGCAGTCCAGAAAGCGGGAAACCTTGGCGTCCATCGTGAAATACACGTCACAGGGAACCGACATGAAGCCCCGCATGATACTGCCCGACGCGATCTCCATCTCGTAGAAGTCCTTGGGCTGCGCCTCCGGCAGATAAGGTCCGAAAATAACTTGCAGCCGTTTCGTTGTGCTTTTGTAAAGATACGCCGCGATGGAGGGCAGGGAGTATGCCATCACATACAGCTCACGCAGCGGCTCGGTCAGCTCGGCGATGTGGAGCTGGAGGGCCGTTTCCACGGCGTACAGGAGTACCGGATCTTGTTCCCCGCTATGCTGTCCCGCCAGAGCGAATTGCCCGCTGAACATCCGCTGTACCAACTCCAGCAGCAGCGCCTCCTTGCTGGGAAAAACATGGAAGAACGAACTCTGTCCGATGCCCGCCGCCTTTGCGATCTCGCCGGTGGTGGTTTTCGTGTAGCCCTTTTCCAGAAACAGGGTTACCGCTCCCCGCAGGACCTTCTGCTGGGTCACCAGACCGTTTAACAGTTTTCCTCTTGGCAAAATGATCAGCTCCTAACATCATGCTTGCGATTGTACTTTTATAATAACATACCCAAGTTTATGGTGCAAGTAAAAGCTCATTGTGATTGCGTTTTCAGAATAATGTGCAAAGCTCGTTGGCATTATATGGTAAGAATAGCAATGAGGTTTGCGTTTGAGGAGGGTGGATGCAATACGTGTGCGTTGATTTTTGCCCAGAAAGCAGAATTAGGTATTCTGGCACGAGTAAAGCTCCAATGGTATTCTGACTCTGTACTTATTAGATTTCATCTCCGTTATGGAGCTTCATAAGCTGTGAGCCAACACATTCTGGCATTTCTGGGCGGACAATTTGTCTCGCCGCTCTCTTTGCGCTTTGATTTGATTTTCAGATCAGAGCGCTCTTTTTTTGCCCAAATGCCGCTTTGGCGGGTTTGAGAAATAACAATTTGAAAGGTGGAACAAGCAAATGACAGAAAGCAAAGTATTCACGGACAACTTCAGTCGTAGCTTTACGGAGTCTGGGGATTTTTTTCAATTCCTGAGCGACCGGAAAGCCCGCAGCAAATGGATGACCGCCCCATCCAGAGAACTTCAGTTCGAACCGGTGGAACGAGGCTCCACGCTCGGGAATCTGTACATGCAGATCTATGACCACAATGGCGCCGCAGAGATTCTTGAAGACACAATGGAGAATACCAGCCTCCTGCTGAAGGTAGATGGTAAGGACTACCCGGTCCGTTCCTGTGCTCTCAAGACCGTTCTGGAGCGTGCCCGCATCTCCGGTCATGCCCTCAACAAAGTCTCCAAAAGCGTATTCGCTGAGATTCTCAACTACTGCATGGGCGTTGCCTCCGGCGACAGCCTGATCAAAGTCGCAGATGAGAAGGTATCGGCCGTACACGGTGGAGATCCCAAGGACTACACGGTCATGGAGATGCTGCCCCTGTTCAAAGCGACCAATGACTTCCTTGATCGAGAATATCCCGGCAATCGGTTCATGACCGCCCACTTCGATCACTCTATCGCAACCGCTATCTGGTGCCTGGATGGCCAGGCAGACAAACTCCTTGATACATATCATAGGGAGATTGCTGCCAAAGGCTTGCAAACCGAGAAAATGGTTCCTGCGCTGCGCTTTTCCACCTCCGATGTGGGTATGAGCGGCGCAAATCTCTATCCGATTTTTCTGGTTGGTGCCGAGAGTCGTATTGTTCCATTGGGGTACTCCATTCGCACCGAACACAAGAATGGTGTGGATATGCAGTATTTTGAGGAACAGCTCAGATTGGTCTATGCGCAATTTGAAAAGGCGCTGGACAAGCAAGTGCAGCTCATGAACATCGAGATCCGCTATCCCGTCACTACACTCATGCGTGTCCTGAAAAGAATCAAGGCCCCGAAGAAAGCCTCCTATGAAGCTATGGACTATTTCGTAGCAATTCATGGAGACAGTCCTTGCACGGCCTATGAACTCTTCATGCAGATGAGCGATGTGATCTTCTCTGCGCAGTGTGACGGTGCCTCTGGGCTGAGGATTGCTCAGTTGGAGGAGATTGTATCTCGTGCCTTGAATGTGAATTGGCATGAGTATGATCATCCCGGTGACTTTAAGTGGTAAGAGGTGGTGATCTCACATGAAGAATATAACCTTCGAAGGCATCAGCACCTTACAACGTCTACACCTTTGCTGGCAGATCAGAAAGCAGATTGGAAAGATACATCAACCTATCAAAGTTGAATTCCATCAGCCGATTTGCCGCAAGCAGTATTCTTCCCTCTGGTACGGCGGCCTGGTGGTATCTATCAAGGTGCGCGGGTGTGTTTTTGCCATTCACGCCTGCGGAGATATCTACGCCACACTTTACGATAAGAGTGATGGTACAGAATTACTCTATGTCAAAGATAAGAGTAACTCTGGACGTTTTGGCGTTGATGTTTTGCCATATCTGAAGACGGACCATGCCTTATATGCTGCCATGGGTGATACGCATAAACGGTATCGACTCGATATGGAACACAACAACTGGTGGGAGTGCTTTGTCTATACGCCAGAGGGCGAATTCCATGACATGATGTGGGCATTAGATAGTGACCACATCTTCGAGGGAGTTGAGGTAGTACTCTCCGCTATGGATTCAGTCATGAAAGATATCACCGAAAACAAGGAGCGGATTGAATATGGAAAAGACTCGGCATTTTATTGTTGATACGCCAGTAGGACAACTCGCGATTTACGCTAAGCACGATAAGACTGACTGTGCAGCAGACTATCCAGGCGTTTTCATCGACTATGTACGCAAGGATGGCGCTACAGCGATCATGGCTTGCGTAGAATACGATCCAAACAAGGAAGCACTTCAGACTGTTGTCTACGGCAACTGTGCATCTGACGAGCCGACTGAGATCGTCGAGCACTACAATACTGATTTTGAAGAGTAAGGAGGATAGATTATGCCTAATTGGGCGTTTGGGTATGTAAATGTTACCGGTACACGGGATGGCATTAAGTCGTTCATTGAACGGTTTGTCAGCGAAGACGATCCTTCAACCATTCCAGGCAAGCGTTTCTTTGCACGGAGCTTCATCCAGTCGAAAAGACAGGCATTCATTGATGAGGCTATGAAAGAATTCTCCGAGCCTGCCGTCGATGCCAAAGCAAGTTACTCGTTTGTCGCGTCGTTCGCATGGTCAGCATACAGTTGCTTGATCGGTGGATATCCTCAGAATTCTCCTAGTGAGTGCCTGACGCTCTCAGAGGCCTGCGCAGAAGATGGCGTTTCTGTCATGATCCAGACCTCAGAGCCGGGAATATGTTTTGAGGAACACATTACCTGCGATGACACAGGGACGGTAGAGCACACCGAAAAAGATCTACTTGCTTATAAGTGTCGGCATTGCGGGGAGATAATAAGCTTTGCCTCGTTCGAGGATCCTGATGATCAGGAATGCCCAGAATGCGGCAATTGTGGGTTTGATCGCTGCGAGGAGGTGTAGGCTATGGGCCTGAACCTGAACTACACGCCAAACAGATTGGTGGACATCACAACTCTAACAGAGGATCAATGGCTCAGTTGGAGGCGAAAAGGAATTGGCGGCAGCGATGTAGCTGTCGCCCTTAATTCCTCCCCATATCGCACGGCACGAGACCTTTATTACGACAAAATTGGGGTCGTCATGTCAGATGATGGGCCGGACAAAAGCATCACATTCCAGATTGGGCATTTGCTCGAAGATGTGGTAGCTCAAATCTTCGCAAAGAAGACCGGACTATCTGTGTATGAAGACCACTGGATGTACCAACACCCGTTTTTCCCCTTCCTGATTGCCGATGTGGATCGTTTTGTAACCCTGCCGGATGGACGTAAGGCCATCTTAGAGTGCAAAACGGCGCACTATGACATGCAATTCAAGTGGGCGAACGGCGCAGTCCCTCGCCACTATGAATTGCAGGTTCGCCACTACATGTCGGTGATGAACATCGATGTTGCCTTCATTGCCTGCCTGTTCTCAAATAATGAGAACGACTTCGTATGGCAAAAGATTGAGCGCGACCTCGAGGAAGAAGAGAACACGATCATGGAGTTGGCGGCATTCTGGAATAATCACGTCATGGCTCGTGTGGAGCCGCCTCTGGTCGAAAAGCCAGATGCGGTTCTGGAGTCGCTCCGTCGCTATTTCGGCCCTGCTGACAAGTCCGAACCGACCGTGGATCTTGACCGCAAGTTTGTGGTGAACCTCAAGGAAATCCTGGCACTCAAAGAGGAAAAGAGAGCTTTAGATGCTCAGGTAAAAGCACTTGAGACTCGCATCAAATCCCTCTATGCTCCCATCGTCGAAGAGATGGGTACCGCATGCAAAGGAACCTGTGAACAGGGCGGCGAGTGTTTCAAAGTATCCTACAATCCTCTGTATCGGGAAGGAATATCAAAGGACCGTTTATCCGCTCTGCGAGCTCAGTATCCTGATATCTATGATGAGTTTGTGGATCAGACGGAATCAAGAATCTTTAAGGTGGTCAAATCGGCCATCGCATAAGGAGTGATCAAATGCTATGTCGATATGAAAGAACCATCTTTAAGTCCGATAAGGGCTTCTGCATTTTTGCCTACAGTACTTCTGATGAGTCTGTTCCAAAGGAAGCCCGTAATCGGTCTTACTACCATGACGACAAGATTCATTTCACGGCAATCGGCTATCATCTGATTGCTACAGATGCCGTGGAAGTGGAACTGGATGGAGCGTGGGAGAATTCCAAACACGGTTTACAGCTGTCGGTTTCAATGTGTAAGGAAGTCGTGCCGAGAGATCAAGCCGGCATCCTTGCTTACCTGAGCAGCGGTATCATCAAAGGAATTGGCCCTGAGACCGCAAAGGCCATTGTCGCTCGCTTTGGCGATAAGACGATGGAGGTTTTGGAGAAAGAGCCGGACAAGCTGCTTAGCGTCAAGGGGATTGCCCAGAAAAAACTCAAGGCTATCATCAAATCCTACGGGGAAACGAAAGCCTTGAGTGATCTCATGATATACTTGGCGCCTTTCGGTGTTTCGATGAAAAAGGTTGCGATGATCCGAGAAGAGTTCGGAGATAGCAGTCTGAGAATCGTGAAAACGGATCCATTCCAACTCTGTAAGATCAAAGGCTTTGGCTTCATGACAGTCGATTCCATTGCCCGTAAAACAAAAGTCAGCTTGAAGCACCCTTTGCGATACTCCGGCGCGATCAACTATGTGCTGGATGAGGCACGCGTATCTGGGCATCTTTTTCTATCCGTTGATGAGACGGTTGGCCAGTGCTATGAGCTTCTCAATATGGGCTGCGATGATGAAGTGGTTTCCGAAGAGGAAATCCGCCAAGCGATCTCAAATGAACGTGTGGAATCCCGTATCTATGTTGAGGGAAGCCGTGTATACCTGAGTTACGAGCGCATGTGCGAAGTTAAGTCAGCTAAGCGCATTGTGTCCATGATACTCCAAGAGGGCTTTACAAAGATCGACGATCTGGACAGCAAAATCGACAATGCGGAGAGGACCTTGCATCAAAGACTGGCTCCTTCGCAACGTAATGCTGTGAAGCTGTGCCTCTCGCATCCGATCTCCATCATGACCGGAGGCCCCGGCAGCGGAAAGACCACAACACTACGATTCATACTGGATATCTATAAAGCTGCGTTCCCCGCGAATGAAGTCCTACTGGCTGCACCTACTGGCCGTGCCAGTCGGCGCATGGCAGAACAGACGGGAATGTACGCCTCTACACTTCACTCGGCGCTTGGCCTTGTGACGGATGAAGACAGTCCGCTGAACGACAAAGAGTTACTATCAGCAGACTTGGTAGTTGTTGATGAGTTTTCCATGGTGGACATGCGCCTTGCGTATATCCTCCTTGATCGCATCAAGTCAGGCGCTCAGCTGATTATTGTCGGTGACGCTGACCAGCTCCCATCTGTTGGCGCGGGTAATGTGCTGCGAGAGATGATTCGAAGTGAAAAGGTTCCTACGGCAGTCTTAGAGACTGTTTTCCGCCAGGCATCTAATAGCCGTATCATCACAAACGCCTATGCCATCAACCACAACGACACACATCTTCAGTTCGGGGATGACTTTCAGTTTTTGGAAGTTCAGAACTCGGAAGAGGCTGCGCAGTTGGTCATCAAGAACTATCTGCAGGAAGTCTCTTTGCATGGTATTGAGGACGTGCAGATTCTCTCACCTCTCCGTAAGCGAGGTGCGGTTGCGGCAAATGCGTTGAATGAGACCATTCGAGACCTTGTCAACCCGCCAAACAACCTGAAGAAAGAGGTTAAGTGTGGCAGTCGAGTATTTCGAGTTGGTGACCGCATTATGCAGACGGCAAATCGAATCAATGTGTCAAATGGCGATGTCGGCGTCATAACCGACATGAAGAAAGAGGATGATGAGACGATCACATGCGTGAGGCTTTTGGATGGAAGGACACTACAGTACACGCAGGAAATGCTGGAGGATTTGGAGTTCTCCTACTGTACGACCATTCATAAGAGCCAAGGACAGGAGTATCCTGTCATCATTGTTCCTCTTTTGAAAGAGCACTATATCATGCTGCGGCGGAATTTGCTCTATACTGCTGTGACCAGAGCCAAGGCGAAGGTCATCCTGATTGGGCAAAAGCAGGCAGTCTTTGTTGCGATCCATAAATGTGATGTGGGTCAAAGGAATACGGTACTCGCGGATCGAATCGTGGCTTATTATAACCGCGAGCTGAGTCGGCGAGTAGCGTGATTATTTGGGAAACGGGGTGGTCAAAAGCTGCCTCGTTTCTACATTTATTGTGAAAGGACAATTACCATGAGTGAATTGAACTCTAATGTGATCCCTGCCATCAACGCTGTCGATGGTTTTAACCCCGCTGATTTCGTGCGTACTACCGTGGGCGAGGAAGGCGAAAACGATCTCTACCTTGATGTCAAATATCGCCTTCTTTGGTTCCGCCTGCACCATCCGAATGGAAAGATCGACCCGGAGCTTATCCGAGTTGATGAGAAGAATGCAATCGTATGCTGCAGGATCTATGCCGATAAGGCTGACCCAGCTGACCAGTTCATTGGGAAGGCGTATTCTCAGCGTTTCTCAACGGAAGACCGCTTTGGCGATCGCTTCTTGGAGATTGCCGAAACGGTCGCAAAGGGCCGTGCTTTGGCTGATGCAGGTTATGGTACGCAGTTCTGTATGAATGGTGATGCGCTGGCCGGTATTATCGCGGATGCCCCAATCAAGATGCCTCCTGATGAAGATGCAGGACACCCTGGTAGTGTTGTGGCGAGTTTTACCGCTCAACCGACAACGGATCCTCCAGTCTTCTCTCAGACGGCGACAGCGCCTAAATCTACCCAGCCTACTCAGCAGCAGGTTCAGCCTCCTGTGCAGCAGTCTCATGCTCCTGCTCCGGAGCCCCCCAAAACGCTGGATGAGTTCTTGCGTGTCATGACCATTGAACAGGCGAAAGCCGTCAAGGTTGATTTTGGCCGCTTTAGTGGCTGGTCTCTTGGCGAAATCGCTATGAAGAGCCCAGGTGACCTCGCGTGGTATGTGAAGAACTATTCCGGCCATAATCTCGCACTGAAAGCAGGGGCTACAAAGCTTTTGGAAACGGTAGGCCAGATGGCCAGCTGATTCTTCCCCTAGCTAAGGGAGGTGGTTTAGATGGGCAGAATACCTGATCTGCCATGTGATATTGAGCAAGTGGTTGATCTTCTTGGCATCGAAGTCATACGAGATACCGGGACTCAACTGCATTGCAGGTGTCCATTCTGTGCAGATCGGAAAGCTCATATGAATGTCAAGATCCGCGATAATGTGTTTCGGTGTAACCGCTGTGGTAAAGGTGGGGGTATCCTCCATCTTTATGCGGAGTACTGTGATGTCAATCTCCATACGGCTTACGAAGAACTCTGCAAAATATTCGGGCCAGATGGAGGTGAACCGGTGCGCAAATGCAAGCGGAAGCCTCGCTCCATAGAAACGGTAGAGCTCCCTATTTCCTCGGCTGAGGTACGGGATAATACGTATTCCAACCTTCTCTCATTATTGACTCTATGCCCAACACATCAATCCGCTTTGAAAGAGCGCGGGCTAAAATCAGAGGAGATGGAGCGGCTATGCTATCGAACGACGCCCACAACACGTTTGAAACGGATTGTTACAGAGCTGTTGGAGCGTGGCTGCATTCTTGATGGGGTTCCCGGATTTTATTGCCAGAAGGACTCTGGCCAATGGGTGTTGGATATCCGAGGTTCGGGAATCATGCTACCCGACCGAAACCTGCTCGGCCAAATTGAAGCCATTCAGGTTCGGCTTGATAAGGTCTACAACCAGAAATTCTATAACCTAACGAGTGTTGACCAGTACTACGGAACACAGTCGAAGTGCTGCCCGCATTATGTCGGCGTTCATGAAGGCGATGAAGTGGTTTGCCTTACGGAGGGAGTTATGAAGTCCGACCTTGCCTACAGCTTTGCGCAGGGTTCACCTTATGAGTGTGGTTTCGTGGGCCTTACAGGCATACCGAGCTATTCTCAGTACGAACGAGTCCTTGAAGAACTAGACTCCATTGGCGTGAAGAGGATCAACGTAATGGTTGATTCTGATTATCAGGTCAAAGAGGAAGTTCGGAAAGCGCGTGATCGTTATATTGAGATGGGTGCGGCCGCTGGTTTTGAAATGGCACCGATTACCTGGACACAAAAGTGGAAAGGCGTAGATGATCTCTATAAGCACCTTTTCCGGAACAAATGATTATGACTTGGGCTGCAGCATTTTAGCTGCAGCCCTCTGCGTATGAGGAGAATCTATATGGTTCCTATTGAAAACCAAGAGCGACCGAACATCAAGTCAGTCTATACCTGCTCGAACTGTGAGAAGGCTCTGTTTGATGGCGATGATGACCATCCGAGATGGAACTTCTGCCCCATGTGCGGCCAGGAGATTGAGTGGGATAAATCTGCAAAGGTCGTTTGGGAAGAAAAAAACTGTAATGTCTGTGGCGGTTGGCTTGTTAAGCGCCACCCTGCAGGTTTTTGGTATGCCTCAAGCGACTATATTGGGATGGATACCTGCTACACCTGTTGGCTCGAGGAGTGCCTTACGACCAACTGCCTTGGCTGTAAGCGAGGGAACTATCCGGACTGCAAGTGGATTGATTTGAAAAAGTCTTATCAGGAGGAAGACAAATGAGCGTTGAGATCTATATTGATGACTTGAAGCCTGACATTCAAAGACAGGTATTGGAAGAGCTCGGGCTCGAAACTGCAGAAGATGGGAATTATGATATTATCCCTCTTTTCAGCGTAGAGAGACCGGAATGATTTTTGGGCAGATCACAAATTTTTAGTAGAGGGGGGTGGTCAAACACACCCTCATTTCTACATTCATTATGAGGAGTGAACTGCTGGAATAATCCAAATAATACTAGGGATAATATCCCAAGGAGGTGCAATCGGTATTATGGAAGAACCTAAGATTACTTCTGGTACAGTGCCATATATCGCATCTGAAATCCCTGATGATCCAAGAGATATCACACCCGAGCAGTGGGAAGCGATGAAGGCGGTTGATATTCGGACAGTAGACAAGTCTCAGCTTGTAGACTTGAGCACCGTTCACATTGATGAATCCTTGCCTGTGCGTGAAAGAGTGCTCAGTTATCTGAAGCAAGTGAAGAATCCATACTGTGTCCGAGTGGGCAACTTTGCTGTCAAGGTGAAATACAAAGAGGACGGGCCATCCTTTGAGGAAGTGTTCAAGCATCTGCTGCAGCAGCAGAGCATGATGTAATTCTTGCCAGGTCCGTTTTTCATCTGGATAAAGGGCCATAGATGTGGTATAATAGCCTCGGACTAAATCAAGCATACTCACTCCTTAGGCAGACAGACCACGCCAAAGGAGTGAGATTATGCAGAATAATGCGAATGAGATGGCTGTGTTTAATACCGCCATCTATGTGCGTCTTTCCAAGGAAGACATCGTTGCGGCGCAATCTGGCCGTGAGAGCAACAGCATTACCAACCAGAAGCAGCTTATTCTGGACTTTCTGAAGGATAAGCCTGAATTTAATATTGTCTCCATTCGTATAGACGATGGATATACAGGGACGAATTTTGACCGTCCAGCCTTTCAGCGCATGCTGAACGATATTAAGGCTGGACGGATCAATTGCGTGGTCGTAAAAGACCTGTCCCGTTTCGGAAGAGAGTATATCAATTCCGGAAAGTATATCCACCGTCTATTTCCTGTTTTAGGGGTGCGCTTGATCGCTATCAATGACAACATCGACACGATTACCCGTGACGAGAGTAGCGAGTTTAGCATCACGCTCAAGAACTTGATGAATGACAACTACAGCCGTGACATCTCAGTAAAGGTCAGAAGCCAGCTGCAGGTGAAGCGGAAACATGGTGACTTTATTTGTCCGTTTGCACCGTATGGGTACCAGAAGTGCGAGGAAAACCACAATCGAATTGAGCCCGATCCCTATGCTGCCACAGTTGTCCAGGATATTTTCAACTGGAAAATTCAAGGCATGACGAACAATGGCATAGCAATTCGGCTTGCAGAGAGCGGAATTCTTGCGCCGCTGGAGTATAAGCGCCACAAGGGAGAGCCGTTATTCTCCGACTTCAAAATGAAGGAACGGTGCGAATGGACAGCGCAGGCAGTTGCCCGGATACTCACCAACCCGATCTATATTGGAACCCTCCGCCAAGGCCTTCGCCGTAGACCAAACTATAAAATCAAGAAATCAATACCAACAGAAGAAAACGAGTGGGTTGTGATCCACGACGCCCATGAGCCTGTTGTCACGAAGAGGACATTCTATCTTGCTCAAAAAGCTCTTCTGATAGATACGCGAGCAGCACCACGAGCAACGACAGTTTATCCGCTATCCGGCTTGTTGGAATGCGGAGAATGCGGGAACGCAGTTACTCGAAGCACAATTAACAACGGATATAAGTTATACAGCTATTTCCGCTGCAGCGTGCGCACGAAAGAGGATCGCTGTGAACTCAAGCAGGTACCAGAGGCACAGGTTGAGGCAGCTGTCCTTCAGCTATTGCAAGAGCATATCAGCGCGGTGGTTGAGCTCGACCGGTGTCTATCTGAAATTCAGCAGGTGCCATATCAGAAAATCAATGTTGCCAAGTGTGAGCAGCGCAGAGAAAAACTTGCGGCAGAAATCGCTCGTTATCGCGATCTGAAGGCATCTCTCTATGAAGATATGAAAGAAGGACTCATTTCGAAGACTGACTTCTGTGACATCAGAGGTCAGTATGATGCAAGAATTGCCGATGCGCTGATTGCTCAGGAGCAGATCGACCGAGAACTCAGTATCTATCTCTCGGGCGAACAGTCCCCGAACAACTGGATGAAGACATTTACCGAACATCGAGGATTGAAATCACTCACGCGGGCAGTTGTTCTGGAGTGCATTGAAAAAGTTGTTATTCACAAAGACGAAAAGTTGGAAATCATCTTTGAGCATTCCGAGGACTATGCCCGTTTGGTGAGCAGCCTGCAGGAATATGCCGCGCGTGGAATACTAGGGGAGGCGATGTAAGCATGGCAAGAAAGAGCAGAAAAAATGTCCAAGCCACACCCGCAGTTGTTGTAGGCCCCGTCCAGTACAAGGTAGCGCTCTATGCCAGAATCTCGGTTGAGAACGAACAAAAGCGAGAAGCAGACACCATAGGTAATCAGATTGCGTTGCTGAAGGACTTTGTTTCCCAGCATCAGGATTTAGTTGTCTTTGACCTCTATTGTGATGACGATATCTCGGGAGTTAGCTTTGTGCGCCCGGAATTCGCTCGAATGATGAATGACATCCGAGCTGGCAAGGTGACCTGTGTGATTGTCAAAGACTTGTCTCGTCTGGGGCGAAATATGATTGAGAGCGGTGAATATATTGAGCAGATCTTTCCGAGAATGGGTGTGCGCTTTATCTCCGTTACCGATCGCTTTGACTCATTGCGGGATGATGCCGACATTTCAATCCAACTGAAAAATTTTGCAAACGAGGCATATGCGAGAGACATTTCCAAGAAGATTCGGGCGGTGAAACGGACGCAGCAGCTTGCTGGTAAGTGGACCACTGGCACTCCGCCATATGGATATATGTTAGATCCGGATGACAAGTACCACCTATTTCCTGATCCGCAAACGGGGCCAATCGTTCTTGCCATTTTCCGTATGGTGGCAGAGAATCATACTCTCCACTTCATAGCGAAAACTCTGAATGAGCAAGGGGTGCCCAGTCCCGGACGCTATCTGTACGATATTGGTTTGCGAAAGACGGAGAAGTTCAAAAATGCCATCTGGTATCTGCAAACGATCAAGAAAATTCTTGTCGATCCGGTCTATCTTGGTTGGATTGTGTCCGGAAAGTACAGAAGCCAGCTGTGCGAGTGGGGGACAAAGACTACAGTTAAAACGCCCGAAGAGGAATGGATTATCAATAAAGGTATGCATGAACCCATTGTTTCCAAAGAACTTTTTGATAAGGTTCAGGACATCCTCTCGGCTAGGCAAAGTGAACAGGGCCTTGCGACTATCTACGATTCCAAGAGTAAACGAAGAAGTATGTTCAAAGGAATTCTTCGTTGCGGAGAATGTGGTCGCAGTATGTACTTGCGCAGTAAATCTAATCGCGGTTATTACTATTATTGCACTCTCCATGAGAATTACAATGCCACCATTTGTCCCAAGAAAGCGGTCAAACAGGAGGATGTAGAGTCCCTTGCCCTGCGGCTTATCCAAACTCAGATAAGAGCATTCTCCGATGCCCAGAGACTGATTGCCAACTTGAATGCTACGCCTTCTTCGCAGACCCGCTATCAGATATATGAAACCCAGATTGATGATGCAAAGAGAAAAATTGAAAAGTTCAATCAGCTGAAGGCAGCCCTGTATGGCGATTTTGCAGATGGGCTTCTGAGCCATCAAGATTACACAGATCTGAGCGAGGACTACTCTAGGAGGGCGGATGATTTGAGGATCTTTATTGCTGAATTGGAGAAGGAAAAGGAAAAGTACTCAGCGGGATTTGGCAGCAAAATGCAGTGGGCACTGTTGATTGAAAAGTATAAGGATCAGGAGTCCCTTGACGCTGAAATGGCAGCAGCCTTCATTGAGACGCTTACCTTGTTTAACGATGGCCATGTTGAAGTGGCATTCCGCCATCGTGATGAGATTGAACAGGTTCTCTATGTCGCTGCGACCCGAGGAAAGGAGGCGGAGAGATATGCCAGATAAGGTGCTGGCGTTTTATATTCGTTTGTCGAGTGAAGACCGAGATCTCAAAACAAATGCACTGAAGAATGAGAGTAACAGTGTTTTCAACCAAAGGCGGTTACTCCAGGATTACTATAATACACATGAATCGCTCCATGGTTATAAAGTGATCGTGTTCTGCGACGACGGTGTCACGGGAACACATTTTGACAGGCCGAAGTTCGATGAGCTAATTGAGATGGCTCGCAATCAGGAAATTCATTGCATTATGGTGAAGGATTGTTGTGCGATAATGGGACTAAATCAGAAAGACCTTGAAAATCAAGGGATTCTGGCTTAGTCCCTTCTTTTTTGACCTGAAAGAGGAACAATCGCACTACAATCGGCGCACCGGATCAAAACCGGCTGGCGGTGGCTATGGAGGTACACTGCATAAGCCCTTCCCGTTGCGCTGCCCACAACGAAAGGAGTCCATCATGAAACAGGGAACTTTGGTTTATGACCACGCAACGGATCGGTACGACATTCGCTTTGACCTTGACTGCTACTACGGCGGTCTGCACTGCGGGGAATGCTTCGATGTCATGGTCAGGGGCAAGTGGAAACCCACTCGGATCGAAATGGCTGCGGACTGGTATCTGGTCGGCATCCGCACGGACGATTTGCAGGGATTGAGGGTGAGGATGTGAAGACTTTTCTCAAGGAAGTGCTGCTTCCTCTGCTGATTGCCCTTTGTCTTGCCGCATTCTTCAAGCCGGTCTATATGGCGGACGGCGTATGTGACTACTTCCTGATGTGGCTCTGTGTCGGCTTCCCATTCGGCATCCGCAGGATGTGTCTCTGGCTCGTCCCCTTCGGTTACGGCATATCCGGCACAGTAGGAATCTTCGTACTCAACATCATCATCGGCGGTCTTATCGGAGGACTCGCCCTGATTGTCTGGCTGCTGCTCGGCATCATCCATACCATCCGAGAAATCATCTGAATATCTGAAAAGCTAAGAGGGTTTGTTTCATTCTCCAATTCGGAGCATGAAGCAAACCCTCTTTTTTTGTTGCCCGAAAGCTGGAACAATCTGCCTCTTGCAGATGACGGCGGTGCGGCGAGGAAAGGAGAGAAAACAAAATGAGCTACATGACAGCCGGTAAGCTGCAAGCCTTTGAAGCCCTCATGAAGGAGGTACCCGGCCACAACCACTATGACAGCGGATGCGACGGGATCTGCCCGGAATGTCGGTCGTGCTGTTTCCATCGTCCCTACTGGAAATATCAAACCTGTGTCTTCGAGGAATGTCCCTATTCCCCGGTGAAGCTGTCAACGCTGCGCTGTCAGCCGGTGATGGCAAGGGAGGGATAACCGCATGGCAGTCTATCGCGTCAACAAAAACCGTGGCTACACGGTCATGGCAAATTACCATCTCAGGGATAAAACCCTGTCCCTCAAGGCCGTGGGGCTACTCTCCAAAATGCTGTCCTTCAACGATGGCTGGCAGTTCTCAACGAAAGGTCTTTCGGCGATCTGCAAGGAAGGTCCCGATGCTGTTCTGGCAGCTCTCAGGGAGCTTGAAGATCACGGCTACCTTATCCGTCACAGGCAACGCGACGCCAAGGGCAGGATGAGCAACACGGTCTTTGAGATTTACGAACAGCCACAACCGGTTTCTCCACACAGGGAAAATCCAGATGTGGAGAATCCAGATATGGAGAATCCACACATGGAAAACCCACATGGGGAAAATCCCGCACAATTAAATACCAATCAAGTAATTAACAACCAAAGAAATAACTCTCTGAATAAGTATCAATCTATCAATCTTGATGGGATGGACAGGATGGATGAACGGGAGCAATACAGGGAATTGATCCGGGATAACCTTGAGATCGACATCCGCTCTCAGGACAGGCACTATGACCTTGACCGGGTAAATGAAATTGTCGAGATCATGCTGGATGCCATCTGCTCCACAAGCCCCACCATCCGTATCAACGGAGAAGATATGCCGCAGCCGGTGGTCAAATCACGCTTCCTTAAGCTGGACAGCGGCCACATTGACTATGTGCTCCAAGCGATGAACGATTGCCCTTCCGACATTCGGAACATCCGGGCATATCTGCTCACGGCGTTATACAACGCTTCGCTGACCATAGACAACTACTATTCAGCCCGCGTGAACTACGATTTTCACGGGAAAGGCTGATGCGTAAGCATTCTTAATCAACTTCAAGGGGGTGAGATGAAAACATGATCCACATTTTACATGGTGTCCCGCCTTAGTGACGGGATTGCCCCGCAAATCTCAGAAAGGAGGTCCCCATGCAGGATGAAGTAAACACCAAAGTTGTTGCGATTGCCATTCGGGGCGGTAAGATCACTGCGGAAGTGTTGAAAAAGGCGCTCGCCAAATTCATCGAGGAAATTGAAAAGGCAGAGAAGCAAGCCTATCAGCCAAAGACCTATCGGGGCAAGCAGTCCATCAAGCACCTTGTCGAGCAGAACGCCGCAATCAGCAACATTGAAGTGACCGACGGAAATATCAAGTCTTTCGAGCGCACAGCGAACAAGTACGGGATCGACTATGCGCTCAAGAAGGACACCTCTGAGCAGCCGCCGCGCTATCTCGTCTTTTTCAAAGGGCGGGATGTGGATGTGATGACTCAGGCGTTCAAGGAGTTTTCTGCAAAGACGGTCAAGCAGAAGGATAAGCCTTCCCTCAAACAGAAGCTCTCCCGCAGCCGGGAGCAGTCAAAAGCCCAGCACAAGGAGAAGGTCAAAGTCAAGACGAAGGATCGGGGCGTTGAGCTATGAAGAAGAAACTCGACATCAAAAAGCTCATTCTTCTCAACCTTCCCTATGTGTTCGCCTTCTACTTTGTGGATAAGCTGGCGGCAGTCTTCCGGTTGGCTCCCGGCACGGAGTTCATCGACAAGCTCACCGGAGGCTTTGCCAATTTCGGCGCAGCGTTTGCCAATCCGCTCCCCAGCTTCCACCCGGTAGACCTTCTCATCGGTGCGGCCGGGGGCGCATTGCTCAAGCTTGCCGTCTACATCAAAGGCAAAAACCGCAAGAAGTTCCGCCAAGGAGAGGAATACGGGTCAGCGCGTTGGGGCAGACCGGAAGACATCCGGCCTTACATGGATGATGACTTCTCCAACAATGTCATACTCACCCAAACTGAGGGGCTGACGATGAACAGCCGACCGAAGCAGCCGAAGTACGCGAGGAATAAGAATATCCTTGTCATCGGCGGTTCCGGCTCCGGCAAGACCCGCTTCTTTGTGAAGCCAAACCTCATGCAGATGCACAGTTCCTATGTGGTCACTGATCCCAAGGGCACAGTATTGGTCGAATGTGGGAAGATGCTTGAGAAAAACGGGTATGTCATTAAGTCGCTGAACACGATCAACTTTCGTAAGTCCATGCACTACAACCCGTTCGCCTACATCCGCAGCGAGAAGGACATCCTCAAACTGGTCAATACGATCATCGTCAACACGAAGGGAGATGGCGATAAGTCCGGGGAGGATTTCTGGGTCAAGGCAGAAAAGCTCTACTATACCGCCCTCATCGGCTATATCTGGTACGAAGCGCCAGAACACGAGAAAAACTTCTCTACCTTGCTCGAATTGATCAACGCTTCGGAGGCCAGAGAGGATGACGAAACCTTCAAAAATCCCGTTGACCTCATGTTCGATGAGCTGGAAGAGCGCGAGCCAGACCACTTCGCGGTGAAGCAATACCGCAAATATAAGTTAGCCGCTGGCAAAACCGCCAAGTCGATCCTGATTAGCTGCGGCGCACGGCTCGCCCCGTTTGACATCGCGGAGCTGCGGGAGCTGATGAGTTACGACGAGATGGAGCTGGATTGCATCGGCGACCGCAAGACGGCGCTGTTCGTCATTATCTCTGATACCGACGATACCTTCAACTTTGTCGTGGCGATTATGTACTCCCAGCTTTTTAACTTGCTCTGCGACAAGGCGGATGATGTCTACAATGGGCGGCTTCCCGTCCATGTCCGCTGTCTGCTCGATGAATTTGCGAACATCGGTCAAATTCCGAAGTTCGATAAGCTGATTGCCACCATCCGAAGCCGGGAAATCTCAGCGTCCATCATCTTGCAGTCCCAGAGCCAGCTCAAGACCATCTACAAGGACGCGGCGGACACGATTGTCGGCAACTGCGACTGTACCCTCTTCCTTGGCGGCAAGGAAAAATCCACTTTGAAGGAACTCAGTGAAATCCTCGGCAAGGAGACAATCGACCTATATAACACATCAGAAACCCGTTCAACCAACAACTCATACGGCCTGAACTATCAGAAGACCGGCAAGCAGCTCATGTCGGAGGACGAAATCGCTGTCATGGACGGCGGCAAATGTATTTTGCAGCTTAGAGGCGTGAGACCTTTTCTCAGTGACAAGTACGACATTACGAAGCATCCAAAATACAAAATGCTGTCCGACTACGATAAGCGCAACGCCTTTGACATCGAGAAATACCGTTCTCACAAGCTGGTAGTCAAGCCAACCCAAACCTTCGACCTCTATGACATGGGAGAGGTTGAAGCCGATTGAAGCCCCGTCATGCACTGCGCATGGGCAATGCCCAAAGCAGAACAATGACGGGGCTTCTATTTTTTTACCCATTTTCAATAATTCACACTCAAAAATCAAGGAGGTCACTCTATGGAATTTATCAATCAGGCGGTTACGGTCCTTCAGACGCTCGTTGTTGCCCTCGGTGCCGGTCTGGCTGTGTGGGGTGTGGTCAACCTCATGGAGGGGTACGGCAATGACAATCCCGGTGCCAAGTCCCAGGGCATCAAGCAGTTGATGGCCGGTGGCGGCGTGGTACTCATCGGCACGACCCTCATCCCCCTGCTGTCCGGTTTGTTCTGATAACCGGTTCGCGTATCCACATGGGAGGGCGCGAAATGCCGCGCTCTCCCTTCATTTTTAACCAATTTCCAACACAAGGAGGTCATTTATGGAATTTATCAATCAGGCAGTTACCGTTTTGCAGACCCTCGTTGTCGCCCTTGGCGCTGGCCTTGCCGTGTGGGGCGTGGTCAACCTCATGGAGGGGTACGGCAATGACAATCCCGGTGCCAAGAGCCAAGGAATCAAGCAGTTGATGGCCGGTGGTGGTGTGGTACTCATCGGCACGACCCTTATCCCGCTCCTGTCTGGCCTGTTCTGATCCGGCAACCCCAGCATAACCGAAAGGTGGTGAAATATTGGGATTTATCCTTGAAAAAATCGAAGAAGCCATAAAAGAGCTTCTGATCGGCTGGATTGAAAGCAACATGACCAATATGTTCACCGATGTCAACGACAAGGTAGGGACGATAGCTGCTGAGGTAGGCAAAACGCCCTCTTCATGGGATAGCAGCATATACCAGATGATCCGGGGACTATCCGAAAATGTGATAGTCCCCATCGCTGGTATCATCATCACCTTTGTCCTGTGTTACGAGCTGATCTCCATGATCACCGAGAAAAACAACTTGCATGACATGGACACATGGATGTTCTTCAAGTGGTTCTTCAAGGCGGCTGTGGCGATCTACCTCGTTACCAATACCTTTGACATTGTGATGGCGGTCTTCGACATCGGTCAGAATGTCGTAGCCGGTGCAGCCGGTGTCATAAGCGGCGACACGAACATCGACATCGAATCCACTCTTGAACAAATGCGCGCCAGCATGGAAACGATGGGCATTGGCGAACTGCTCGGCTTGTCCATAGAGACGCTGCTGATCAGCCTGTGCCTCAAGATCATGTCCATTCTCATCACGGTCATTCTCTATGGCCGTATGATTGAGATTTATTGCACCGTGAGCATCGCGCCCATTCCCATTGCGACGATGAGCAACCGCGAATGGGGCAGCATCGGCACGAACTACCTCAAAGGGCTGTTCGCGCTGGCATTCCAAGGCTTCCTCATCATGGTGTGCGTTGCGATCTATGCCGTGCTCATCAACAACATGATCATCGCAGCCAATATCCACTCGGCGCTATTCTCGGTGGCAGCTTATACGGTCATTCTTTGCTTCTCCCTGTTCAAGACAGGTTCGCTTGCAAAGTCACTATTCAATGCCCACTGAGAAAGGAGGGTCAACTTGAAGAAATACTCCGTGATCTACGCCGACCCTCCGTGGCGGTACAAGGTCTACTCAAAGAAGGGGCTTGGCCGCTCAGCGGAAAGCCATTACCCGACCATGAGCCTTGAAGACATCAAGGCTCTGCCTATTGGAGAGCTTGCAGCAAAAGACTGTGCGCTCTTCATGTGGATTACCTTCCCCTGTATGCAGGAGGCGTTCCAAGTCCTTGAAGCATGGGGATTTGAATACAAAACGACGGCTTTTGTCTGGATCAAGCAGAACCGGGTGTCCGACAGTCTCTTTTGGGGCATGGGGTACTGGACACGGGCGAATGCTGAACTCTGCATCCTTGCAACGAAAGGCCATCCCAAACGGGCAAGCCCCGGTGTGCATCAGGTCATCATAAGCCACATCGAAGAGCACTCCAAGAAACCGGAGGAAGCCCGCAACCGCATTGTCCAGCTCATGGGCGATGTCCCGCGCATCGAACTTTTCGCCCGCCAGTCCCCCGAAGGCTGGGATGTATGGGGCAATGAGGTCGAATGCAGCATCACGCTTGGAAAGGAGGTTCCCAATGGCGTTTGTACCGGTCCCGAAGGACCTGAATCGTGTCAAGACGAAGGTCATGTTCAACCTGACAAAGCGGCAGCTCATCTGCTTTGCGCTGGCTGCGGCAGCGGGTGTTCCGATCTTCTTCCTGACTAAGCCCAGCCTCGGCATCTCCACTTCGGCAATGCTGATGGTGGTCATCATGCTCCCGTTTATCTTCTTCGCTCTCTATGAGAAGGACGGGCAACCGGCTGAAAAAATCCTCGGTCATGTGATCAAGTCCATGTTTTTGAGGGATAAGGTGCGGCCATACCGCACGAGCAACCTATACGCTGCGATCCAGCAGGAAATCAAAGAGAAGGAGGAATTGCAGATTGCACAGCAGCACGAAAAAGGCCGCAGAACCTAAGCGGCTTACCAAAAACGGCAAGGTGTACGGCGATCTTCTCTCCGCCGAGGAAAAGAAGAAGCTGGTCTTGCAGAAGAAAAAGGACAAGAAGGCAAAGAAAGTCCGCAAATCGGCGCAGCAGACCATCCCCTATGTGGAGATGTGCCGCGACGGCATCTGCAAGGTCAACAGCCGTCTTTATACAAAGACTATCCGTTTCAACGACATCAACTATCAGCTCGCCCAGAACGAGGACAAGACGGCCATCTTCGAGAACTGGTGCGACTTCCTGAACTACTTTGACAGCTCGATTTTTGTCCAGTTCTCTTTCATCAACCAGAGGACGAGCATCAGCGAGTTCAAGAAGCAGATCAACATCCCGGAGCAGGCTGACGAGTTCAACGACATCCGCAGCGAGTATTCCGAGATGCTGCAAAACCAGCTCACGAAGGGCAACAACGGCCTCATCAAGCGCAAGTACATTACCTTCGGCATTGAGGCCGACTCCCTGCACATGGCGAAGGCCAAGCTGGATCGGATTGAGACGGACATCCTCAACAATTTCAAAACCCTCGGTGTGAAGACCGAGCCGCTGTCCGGCTACGAACGGCTGAAAGTGCTCCATGATGTGTTCAACATGGACTCGAACGAGCCGTTCCGCTTCTCCTTTGACATGGTAGCCCGGACGGGACTCAGCAGCAAAGATTTCATCGCGCCCACTTCCTTCGACTTCCGTGAAGGCAAGTGCTTCAAGATGGGCAAGGCCATCGGCGCAGTGAGCTTCCTGCAAATCCTCGCGCCGGAACTCAATGACCGGATGCTGGCTGACTTCCTCGACATGGACAGCAACATCACGGTCAATCTTCATATCCGCACGATTGATCAGGCGAAAGCCATCAAGAGCATCAAGATGAAGATTACTGACCTCGACAAGATGAAAATTGAAGAGCAGAAGAAGGCCGTGAGAAGCGGATATGACATGGAAATCATCCCGTCCGACCTTGCCACCTACGGCGGTGAGGCCAAGCGCCTGTTGCAGGACCTTCAGACGCGCAACGAGAGAATGTTCCTTGTGACCATCCTCATCATGAATACCGCTGCCTCCCGCCAGAAGCTCGAAAACGCCATCTTCCAGACGGCTTCCATTGCCCAGAAATACAACTGTGCGCTCAAGCGGCTGGACTTCCAGCAGGAAGAAGGGCTGATGTCCTCTCTTCCGATTGGCCTGAATCAGATCGAGATTGAGCGCGGGCTGACCACCTCTTCGACGGCGGTGTTCGTCCCGTTCACGACGCAGGAGCTTTTTCAGGGCGGCGAGGCGCTGTATTACGGGCTGAATGCGCTCTCCAACAACATGATCATGGTTGACCGCAAGCAGCTCAAAAACCCGAACGGTCTGATCCTCGGCACCCCCGGCTCCGGCAAGAGCTTTTCGGCGAAGCGGGAAATGACCAACGCCTTCCTCATCACAGAAGATGACATCATCGTCTGCGATCCCGAGGCGGAGTATTATCCCCTTGTGCAGAAGCTCGGCGGTCAGGTCATCCGCATCTCGCCGGTAAGCACCGACTACATCAACCCGCTGGACATCAATGTGAACTACTCGGAAGAGGAAAACCCGCTGACTTTGAAGTCTGACTTCATCCTCTCCATGTGTGAGCTGATTGTGGGCGGCAAGGATGGGCTGCAACCGGTGGAAAAGACCATCATCGACCGCAGCGTTCGCAAGGTGTATCAGGACTATTTTGCCGATCCGGTCCCTGAGAAGATGCCTATTCTCGAAGACCTCTACAACATCCTGCGCAGTCAGAGTGAGCCGGAGGCACAGCGTATCGCCACTGCCCTTGAAATCTATGTGCATGGCTCGCTGAATGTCTTCAATCACCGGACGAATGTGGATGTGAATAATCGCTTCGTCTGCTATGACATCAAGCAGCTCGGAAAGCAGCTCAAGAAGCTTGGGATGCTCATTGTGCAGGATCAGGTCTGGAACCGTGTGACCATCAACCGCGCCCAGCACAAAGCGACGCGCTACTACATGGACGAGTTCCACCTTCTGCTCAAGGAAGAACAGACAGCCGCCTATTCCGTCGAAATCTGGAAGCGGTTCAGAAAATGGGGCGGGATTCCGACCGGGATCACCCAGAATGTCAAGGATTTGCTGGCTTCTCGTGAGATTGAGAACATCTTTGAGAACTCCGACTTCGTTTACCTTCTGAACCAGGCATCCGGCGACCGGCAGATCCTCTCGAAGGCACTGAACATCTCGCCCAGCCAGCAGAACTACATCACCAATTCCAACGCCGGTGAAGGCTTGATCTTCTACGGCTCGACCATCGTCCCCTTCAAGGATGACTTCCCGAAGGACACGATGCTCTATCGTTACATGACCACCAAACCCGAAGAAACCTTGCAGAATTAAGGAGGACTACCTTTATGAAAAAGAATATGAATGAGAACTTTGAGATCACCGTTGACGAGATGACCGAGATTTTCGGCGATACGCCGGTTGAGATGAGCTTCCGCGAGGTCAAGGAAGGCATGGACAGCTTCTTCGGCCTGATGGGGCTGACCGTGGAGTTGGTCAACCTGATCCGCAAGGAGGACGAGCTGAAAAAGCACCACCGCGCTTACCTCCATGTCCGCGAGGAAATCGCCGAGTGCGCCAATGAGGCGACGGAGGTCATCGGCGGTATTCTCGACTCCATTCAGGAGAAAGAACACATCTACCGTGTGTCCGGCTCTCCTTCCGCTTTTGATATGGATGAGGAAGACAAGTATGAGGATGATTTCGTCACCATCCCCAAGGAGAAGTACGACAGCATGATTGAGGATCTGCTGACGATGGCCGAGCTGATCGACATGGTATCGGATATGCGCACCAAGGATGTCCGCGCCATTCAGGAGTTTGGCAAGTTCATCCCCGCTTATGCCGCCTATGAGCGCAATCGTCTTTCCCTGTACCGCGAAGCGGCGAAGGAGGCCGAGTCCATCATCGACCGCTGGGAGGATGAGCTGGACGAGGACGAGGACTACGAGCCGGACGAGTATTTCTCCGACTGATTGCGCATCAAGTCTCGCAGAAAGGAGGGAGTCCCCATACAGCTTGATCACATTTACACCGGCGATTGTCTCGAAGTCCTCAAAACGCTGCCCGATGAAAGCGTCCATTGCTGCATCACCTCCCCGCCGTATTACGCGCTGCGCGATTACGGTGTGGACGGGCAGATCGGCAGAGAGGCAACGCCAAAGGAATACATCTCGCGCCTGACGGAAGTGTTCGCCGAAGTCAGGCGCGTACTGCGCTCAGACGGGACGCTCTGGCTTAACATCTCCGACACCTATGCCGGGAAAGGCAATCAGGGCGGCTATGTGGACGCAAAAAATCCCAAGGGCAGAAATGGTCAGGCTGTGGCTCTTAACTACAAGGTTGAGGGCTGCAAGCCCAAGGACATGATCGGCATCCCGTGGATGCTGGCCTTTTCGCTCCGCGGCTCCGGCTGGTATTTGCGCAATGACATTATCTGGATGAAAGAAAACCCGATGCCGGAGAGTGTCAAAGACCGCTGCGCCCGCTGCTATGAACACATCTTCCTGTTCTCAAAGTCACGGAAGTATTTCTTTGACTACCGGGCAATCTCCGAGCCGATTGCTCCCGGAACAGCGAGCAGGCTCAAGCGTGGGGTCAAGGGAAGCAACAAATACGGGGAACCTATCCCCGGACAGGTAAAGCAGCAAACCATCAATCTTTGCCGGGAACATGGCGAGATCACCGATGACATGATAAACCCGCTGCGCAACAAGCGGGATGTCTGGATTATCAACACTGTCCCCTTCAAAGGCGGTCACTATGCCGCATACCCGCCTAAACTGGTTGAAACCTGTCTGCTTGCCGGATGCCCGAAAGACGGCGTTGTCCTTGATCCCTTCATGGGAAGCGGCACAACCGGCATGGTCGCAAAGCAGCTTGACCGTCACTATGTCGGGATCGAGTTAAATCCTGAATATAAAGAACTTGCCGAGGCGCGGATTGGAGGTGAAATTTGATGCCTCATGATGAATTGAAGCCAAAAGACCGGGTTGTCCTGCGGATGACCAGAGACGGCGCTGTGGAAGAAAACCTTACCGAAGGCACCTCAGAAAAAGTGTCAAAACGGCTTGAGGACGCCCAGCTTGTCGCGCCCCATGACACGGAAACCGGCGATATTGCCGAAGAGGTCAAGAAGCGGCGGCAGCTTCGTCCTGATGAGCTGGAAGACGCAGTGAGTCAGGCTCAAGCCGAAACACAGTCCGCAGATGCGGCGCAAGAGTACAATCCGGGCGATCTACCCGTCAGCGATGATCCCACATCTCACACTCTGCACTCTGAGACATACCGCACCCATTCCGTTGACTACGGAAAAGCATTTGCCGATACCGCTGTTACCGGTAAGGTCAGCAGACCTCGCGCTGAAAGGCAGATTGATGGAGAGTCCGTTCTGGAAAGAGCGGCGGAAACCTCCGCAGAGATGCCGGACCTTGACGATGATGCCCCAGCTTCCAGACGGATTGAACGGTTGGAGCGAAAATCTCAGAAGGCGCATGAGCGTCTGGATGCCGCCCGTGAGAAGCTGCCCACCAAGAAGGTGTTGAAAAAAGAGCGCGTCTTTGACGAGGAAACCGGTAAAGGCAAAACCCGCCTCTACTTTGAAGACGAGCTGAAAGTCCCCAAGGGACAGAGCAAATTGCAGTTTGAGGCAGACAAGACCGTCCGCAAGGTCGGCGATACGCTTGCCTCTGGCATCCACGGCAAAATCCATGAGGTGGAGCAGGAAAACTCCGGTGTAGAAGCTGCCCATAAGACAGAGATTGCCGCCGAGTCCGTTGTCCGCCACTACCAGCATCATACAGAGCGCAGTGCAAACAAGCCGTTCGAGAAGGTGTCCAAGCTGGAGCAGAAGGCCGAGGCCGCTGACCGGAAGCTCCATTTTGAGAAGACGGTCGCCGAAAATCCTGAGATGAAGGCTTCCCGAGCCAATATGAATAAGCACTACCAGAAGCAGCACATCAAGAAGGAATATGCTGCGGCTCGCAAGGCAGGGACGCAAACGGCCTCCACCGCCACCAAGTCCACCGGTAAAACCATCCGAGAGAAAGCGTCGGATAAGGTAAAGGACTTTATCGTCAAGAACAAAAAGGTCTTTGCTTGGCTGGGAGCTGGCTTGATGATTCTGATCCTGTTGTCTGCTGGGATTAGCTCCTGCACGGCAATGTTCACCTCTACCACCTCGTCTGTCATCGCCACTTCCTACCTCAGTGAGGACGATGCCATGACCGGCGCGGAGGCGCAGTATTGTCAGATGGAGGCCGAGCTGCAATCGTATCTGGACAACTACGAAAGCACACACGACTACGACGAGTACCACTTTGACCTCGACGCGATTGAGCACGATCCCTATGTGCTCATTTCCATTCTCTCCGCCTTCAATGAAGGAGAGTTCACTCTGGACGAAGTTCAGGGGCTTCTTCAAACGCTCTTTGACCGGCAATACATCCTCACCGAAGATGTGGAGGTTGAGGTACGCTACCGGACAGAGACCCGTACCGGGACAACGACTGTCACCGATCCCGAAACCGGCGAGACCAGCACGGAAACTTACACCTATGAGGTCGAAGTGCCGTATAACTACTACATCTGTACTGTCACGCTGGAAAACTTTGACCTCTCCCATTTACCGGTCTACATCATGAATGAAGACCAGCTCTCCATGTACTCAGCCTATATGTCAACTCTGGGCAACCGTGAGGATTTGTTCCCCGGCTCCGGCTATGTGGACAAGTACATTGAAAACCCACCCGATGACTACACGGTCAATGCGGCGTATCTGACGGACGAGAAGTTCGCAACTCTCATCGCAGAGGCAGAAAAATATCTCGGCTACCCGTATGTTTGGGGCGGTTCAAACCCGTCCACTTCCTTTGACTGTTCGGGATTCGTCAGCTATGTCCTCACAAACAGCGGACTTGTCAACACCGGACGCCTGGGTGCGCAGGGGCTTTACAATGTCTGTTCGCCTGTTTCCAGCGCCGATGTGAAGCCGGGGGATCTCGTCTTCTTTGTCGGCACTTATGACACACCGGGCGTTTCCCATGTGGGCATCTATGTGGGCGACAATGTGATGTTGCACTGCGGCGATCCCATCCAGTACACATCCATCAACACTTCCTACTGGCAGTCTCACTTTTATGCCTTTGGAAGACCCAACTATTAACTGAAAGGAGCGTTTTTATGAACCCGAAATATCAGAAGGTTTGCACGGAAATCACCAAAACCGAGAAGAAGGTCGAGGACCTGCAGGGGCAGCTCAAGGAGCTTTACGACAAGAAAACCGAGCTGGAAAACCTTGAAATCGTCAACACCGTCCGTGCAATGGTCATGGACAAGGATCAGATCATGGCCTTCCTCGCTGCGATGAAGGACGGCAAGGCGGAAAAGCCTATCACTACCCAGCAGGAGGTGACGGACAATGACTAAGAGAAAAGGAATCCGCCTTCTGGCGGCGCTTGCACTGTGCTTCACGCTTTGTATCTCGTTCACTGTACCCGCATTCGCCTATGCGGATGACACCGAGCAGGAGCTTCCGGTCACGGAGGCAACCCAGCCCGAGGCAACACCGGAAACCGCAGCACCCGAAGAGCCTGAACAGTATGAGGGCGAGCCGATTGACGGTGAAGGCAACGCTTATACCCGCGATCTGCTCTATGACAAGGCGACGAATAAGCAGTTCATCACAGTACAGACCAAGACCGGCAACACCTTCTATGTTGTGATCGACTACGATGCGCCCATCAACGAGGAAGAGGAACAGTACCAGACCTATTTCCTCAACATGGTGGACGAGGCCGATCTGCTTGCCCTGTTGGATGAGGAAACGGCATCTTCGCTTACTACCTGTAACTGCGATACCCGCTGCGAGGCCGGAGCTGTCAATACGGAATGCCCTGTCTGCAAAACAAACATGAGCGAGTGTGCCGGCGCTGTACCTGAGCCGGAAGAGCCGGTCGAGGACGCGGAAGCCGAAGCGTCCGAAGAGCCGGAAAACGCTTCCCCAAACATTGCCTTGATCATCGGCATCATCGCGCTGGTCGGCATCGGCGGTGGTGCATATTACTACTTCAAGTTCGTGCGCGGCAAGAAGCAGAAGGACGAGGATCTGGATTTCTTCGATGACGAGGGCTATGAGGAAGAGCCGTACATCAACGAGGACGAAGAGCCTGTCATTGCAGACGATGAGGATGACGGGGACGAAACCAAAGAAACGGAGGAAACGATTTGATCTTAGTGATTGCGGAAAAACCGAGTGTTGGAGCCGCTATCGGGAAGGTGCTGGGCGCTTCCTCCCGTAAGGACGGCTATCTCGAAGGAAACAACTACATTGTCTCATGGTGCGTTGGTCATCTTGTGGGGCTTGCGGACGCAAGCTCCTACGATGAGCGCTTTGCCAAATGGCGGTACAGCGATCTCCCCATCGTCCCGGATGAATGGCTGTTTGAAGTTCCGAAGGACAAGCAGAAGCAGTTCAAGGTGTTGCGTGACCTTATGCTCGATAAGCGTGTGACCGAGCTTGTCTGCGCCACCGATGCGGGGCGCGAGGGCGAGTTGATTTTTCGGTTGGTCTACAAGAAAGCCGGTTGCACGAAGCCTTTCAAGCGCCTGTGGATCAGCTCGTTGGAAGACAACGCGATCCGGGAGGGCTTTGCCCATCTGCGAAGCAGCGGCGAGTATGACCGGCTCTACGAAGCCGCGCTTGCCCGTTCCAAGGCAGATTGGATTGTCGGTATCAACGGCACAAGGCTGTTCTCAACACTCTATCATAAAAAGCTGGTGGTCGGGCGCGTCCAAACGCCTACGCTGGCAATGCTGGTGGAGCGTGAAGGCAAAATTTCCACCTTCCACAAGGAGAAATACTTCAATGTCCATATCAGCAAAGACAACTTGACGGCGGATCTGGAAAAGGTCAAAACCGAAGACGAGGCGAAGGCGATTGCGGCGGCTTGCGATAAAAAGCAAGCCGTCGTTTCTTCTCTCAAGAAGGAGACGAAGACGGTCAACCCGCCAAAGCTCTATGATCTGACCACCTTGCAGCGGGAAGCCAACCGCTACTATGGCTTTACCGCCCAGCAGACGCTCGATCTGGTGCAGTCCCTCTATGAGAAAAAGCTGCTTACCTATCCCCGAACGGACAGTCAGTTCATCACTGAGGATATGGAGAGCACCGCCCATCAGGTGATCGGCATTGTCTCCCGCAAGCTGCCGCTCTTTGAGGGCATCACCCATGAGCCGGACATCGGGAGAATTACCAACAACGCCAAGGTCACTGACCATCATGCCATTATCCCCACTGTCCAGCTTGAAAAGCAGGACCTCGCCGAGCTGCCGGAGTCGGAGCAGAAAATCATCCGGCTTATCGCCATGCGCCTTCTGAGCGCTACCGGTGAGAAGCACATCTATGATGAGACTTCGGTCACACTCACCTGTGAGGGGTTCGAGTTCAAGGCAAAAGGCAAAACGGTCGTACGGGATGGATGGAAGTCGGTTGAGCGCTGCTTCAAGGAAACGCTCAAGAGCAAGGAAAAGGACGAGACGGAACGCTCGCTGCCTTCTCTGAATGAGAAGGATATTCTCTCTTCTGTCGATTCCAGCGTCACCGAACATTACACATCCCCGCCGAAGTCCTACACCGAAGACTCCCTTCTGTCGGCAATGGAAACTGCGGGAAACGCTGAGTTCGACGATGATACCGAAAAGAAAGGGCTTGGCACTCCCGCCACCCGCGCCGGTATCATCGAAAAGCTGGTCAAAGGCGGCTTCGTTGAGCGCAAGGGCAAATCTCTCGTGCCTACAAAGGACGGCAACAACCTTGTATGCGTCCTGCCAGAACAGATCACTTCGCCTACCATGACGGCAGAATGGGAAAATACCCTGATGCAGATTGAGCGTGGCAATGCGGATGCGGACAAGTTCCTTTCCGGCATTGTGGGAATGACCTCCGATCTGGTCAAAGCCTATCCCTTCCTCTCTGAGGCCGAGGCAAACCGCTTCGATACCGGCAGAGAGTCCATCGGCAAATGCCCGCGCTGCGGCTCGCCGGTCTATGTAGGCAAGGGAAACTACTACTGCTCGAACAAGGAATGCTCCTTCTGTATGTGGGAGGATAACAAGTTCTTTACGAGTAAGAAAAAGAAGCTGACCAAGAAAATCGCCGCCGAACTGCTGGACAAGGGTTGGTGCAGAGTGACCGGGCTTTATACGCCAAAGCGCCCGCAGCTCTATGATGCGGTGATCCGTCTGGATGACACAGGCGGCAAGTATGTCAGCTTCAAGATGGAGTTCGACCGATGACGCGCCCGCGATATATTGCCTCATGCAGCGGAGGCAAGGACAGCGTAGCAACAATTCTTCTTGCTGCGGAGAAAAACGAGCCGTTGGATGAGGTCATTTACAGTGAGGTGATGTTCGATCAGGAGATCAGTGGAGAAGTCCCGGAGCATCGGGACTTTATCCACCAAAAGCTCAAACGGTTCGTTGAAAATGAACTCGGATGCAAATTCACGGTTCTGCGAAGTGACAAAACTTACGATGATGTGTTCCATCACATTATCACAAGAGGACCTTATGAAGGGCTGATTCGAGGTTTTGTCTGGCCGGGAAAGTGCGCGGTAAATCGGGACTGTAAAATGCCTCCGCTCCGCAAGTACCATAAGGCTCAACCTGATGACACCCGTAGCTATGTAGGTATTGCATTGGACGAGCCAAAGCGTCTTGCCAGACTGAATAAGGAGAAGGACATCAGCCTTCTTGCAAAGTATGGCATGACGGAAGCGGATGCTTGGCGGCTGTGCGAGAAATACGATATGCTCTCGCCCTGTTATCAACATTCCAAACGCAACGGTTGTTGGTTCTGCCCGAACGCATCGACTTCTGAGCTTTCCCACATGGTCAACCGTCACCCTGACTTATTTGAGAAGTTGATTGAATGGGAACATACAGATAATTTGTATCATCGCAGATTGACCAGAACGGAAACTCCGTCTGAGATCAAAGCCCGTCTTTCGGGCAAATCTCAGCCGGAGTTTTCTATTTCAAATCAGTAAGATTGGAGGTTAGAAATGGCTGAAAACAGAAACGCCCAGCAAGTCCGGGAAATTACCGATAAGCTGGAACAGGGACTCAAGGAGCTGTTTGAATCCGAACGCTTCAAAGAGTATCTGAAAACGATGTCCAAGTTCTACAACTACTCGTTTAACAATACGCTTCTCATCGCCATGCAGAAGCCGGATGCAACGCTGATCGCCGGTTACACGGCATGGCAGCGCAACTTCGACCGCCATGTGATGAAGGGCGAAAAGGGCATCAAAATCCTTGCTCCTGCGCCCTACAAGGTGCAGGAAGAGCGGGAAAAACACGACCCGGCAACGCAGAAGCCCGTTCTCGACAAGGACGGCAAGCCGGTCACTGAGACGGTTGAAGTGACCCGCCCCGCCTTCAAGGTGGTGAGCGTCTTCGATGTGTCCCAGACGGACGGCAAAGCGCTTCCCGATATTGCCGTAGACGAGCTGACAGGCAGCGTGGAAAACTACGCCGCCTTTTTTGATGCTCTCAAAGAGCTGTCTCCGGCCCCCATTGCCTTTGAAAACATCACCGATGGCGCAAAAGGCTACTTCTCTCATGTAGAAAACCGCATTGCCATTCAGGAGGGCATGAGCGAAATCCAGACCATCAAGACGGCGATCCATGAGATTGCCCATGCCAAGCTCCATGCCGTCACTCCGGGCGAAAAGGTCGCTCCCGAAGACAAGAAAGACCGGCGCACTAAGGAGGTCGAGGCAGAAAGCGTCGCCTATACCGTCTGCCAGCGGTACGGCATTGAAACCTCTGATTATTCTTTCGGCTATATCGCCGGTTGGTCCTCCGACAAGGAGACAAAGGAGCTGAAAGGCTCGCTGGAAACCATCCGCAAAACGGCGGCTGAGATGATCACCGGTATTGATGAAAAGCTCAAAGAGCGGCTTGCCGTGAAGGAACAGGAAGCCCCTACGCCGCTGCGGGATGCGGCGATTCCGGTTTACCGAGAAGCTGCGATGTATGCCTTTGAAGCCGGTGAGCTGGATGCTTACCGCACCTCGATGCAAGCCAACATGGACTGTAAAGAGGCGATTGAGCAGACCATCAACGACTACTACGGCAACAACCGACTTGCGGCGGAGTCCGCCGTTAAGAGCATCCTTGAGAAATTCTCGCCTGAGCGCGTCGCCTATGTCCTCGCGCAAACCATCCAGCAGAAAGACCATGACGGGCGCATTTCCCCAGACTGCAAGGAATGGGCAAAGGGCATGGATGGCAGCCCGGATCATGCAACTCAACTCATTATTGACAGTGTAAATCCGGGGCTGGTCAGCCTTTTCACCGAAGAGTTTGTCCGGCAGACTGCCATCAGCAGAACTCAGGAACAGGCACCGGCTGAGCAGAGCAAACCGGCTGTGCCGGAGAAGGCTCCCGAAGCTCCGGCTCCCAAAGAGCCGGAACAGGCGGTACCGGTGAAGCATCGCCTCACACCGGAGGAAAAGAAAATCAAGGAAGCTGTCATGGACACGCTCAAAGCGCAGATCTCCGGTCGCAACGACGGGATGCTGTCTACCTACCGTTCGTCCAATCAGTCCTTTAAGGTGATGATGGAGTACAAGGTCAGGATTGAGGGCAACACCGTTACCCGGGATGGCGAGCTGATGTTCGCTATCCACCGCCGCCATTCTGCGAAGAAGGTACAGGGCTGCTACCGCGAGCTGACACCGATGCTTGAATACATCGGCAAAGAGAAGACTCAGGAAGCAGCGCGGGAAAAACCTTCTATCCGGGAACAGCTCCGTGCTGCGGCAAAGAGCCAGCCTGAGCGGAAAACGCCGGTTAAGCAGAAGTCCCACGATGTCGGTTTGGAGTGATGCCTATGAAGTTTGAAAACATCGATCTTGTGGATGCCCTTCGCCGGATTATGGACATACACACCCAAAACTACAAAGAGGACTTTGAGCTGGACGCCGGGTTGCTTCACAGCCTTGCCGGTTCCCAATCTCCCGAGGACAAGCACCTTCTCTGGATGTCCCGTCCGAACGGCACTTACCTCCTGCCTGAGCGTGAAGTCTATGTGGAGGATTCCTACGAAAACAAAGTGTGGGAGTTTTACCATGAGCAAACCCGTGATCCCATCCTTGCCTACGCAGTTGAGATCAAAGGCGTAGAGGGCGATATCGTCAAAGGCAACCTCATTGAGCTGGACTATGCCGCCCATGTGGAGCGGATGCAAAAGCTCACCGTTCCGGTTGAGACAGTGGCAGTCACCTTTAAGGACGATGCCACCTTTTATCTGCCTTTCCGCAGCTACCGGCGCGAAGCGATCCCGCTGGAAGAAAAGCACGGCGAGGTCGTGTCGGTGAGCTATCTGCCTGAGAATGCGGTTGAGCTTGACATGATTCTCCGCCGTGAGCGCTTCAAAACGAGCTACCATGCGAAAACCGGCAGTATTGAGGATCACATTCACAAGCTTGCCGTCCAGCATGGCGTGATAGAAAAGCTGGGCATATTGCCCCTTGAAGCGCAGACCGCCTACAATGCCGTCAAGGAAGCCCATCCCGAAGCGATTGTCTGCTTTGCCCAGAACAGTTACTTCGAGATTTACGGTGAAGATGCGAAGAAGGCAGCGCCCGCGCTCGGCACAAAGCTCCTGATGAAAGAGCTGGAAGGCGGCGGACAGGTAGCCGTGACCGGCTTTCGGGAAGATCAGTGGGTTGCCAAGGCAAAGGCTCTGTGGGGACAAGGCAACGATGTCCTTGTTACGCAGCCCGGTGAAGACGGCAGACAGGAAACCGTCAAACACCTTATCGCTGAGGACTATATCCCTGTTGGCATGGTGATGGATATGGACGGCAAAACCGTTCGCGTTGACAAAGTGGATTTTCCAAATGAAGAAGTTAGCCTGACTGACATCACGGACAGGAAGAATCCCGTTCCATTCCATGAGCGGCTGTCTATTGTCCGTTCCTATGTGGAGGACGCTCCGGCTGAAAGCCTCTGGAAAGCAATGGATCGCAGAGAGCATCCCTCTCAGAAGAAGACTTCTGTCCTCGCAAAGCTCAAAGAACACGCCCAGAC